CGAGCAGCAGACCACGCTTCAGCAGCTACTCAGCTCGGCCGCATACCAGAATCAGGTGGCAGCAGCGTACGTATCGACTTATAGCGACTGGCTGCTTGAGTCTGACCGGGCGCGTGGTGACCTGGCTAATGTGATAGCCGATTCAATAGGTCGAGGCATCAACCCAAAAGAAAGTGCTCGCATCATCAGTAAGCGGCTCGACGTCTCAATGGCCCGAGCTAAGAACATGGCACAGACAGAGCAGGTCGGCGCGCTACGCAAGGCGCAATGGCAGGAAACGGATTGGGCACGTGAACGGTTAGGGCTCAATACTGCAGTCCTCTGGTTGTCGGCGCTCAAGCCTACAACGCGCTCGTGGCACGCAGCCAGGCATGGCAGGACTTATACCACCGAAGAGGTTGAAGCCTTCTACGCCGAGCGAGGCAATCGCTATCACTGCTATTGCAGTCAGATACCGGTGCTGCTCAGTGATGGTGGGAGCATATTCAACGAAGGGTTGGCGGATAAACTGGCGAAGGAAAGAAAAACTTGGAACGTTAAAAAGTAAAGGATATCTTCTTGCGATAAGGAGATGTCATGAAAAGAATTGATAGTACTCATTATCTTTATCATTGGGTAAAGGCTGAGCCGCACACGCAAGACAAACGTGTAGATTATGAATATGCCTTTAATGTTTTCATCAAGATATTGAGTGATGGAATGTTAATCCATGGAGATACGATTAAGACGGGAGGAGATCGATGTATTTGCTTTACTGAATCTCCCGAGTATTTTTCGCATCGCGATAGATCAAAATATCAGCCTTTTGGATTAAAGTTTCATAAAACTGATATTTTTGAATTGGGCGGTCGTGCAGTTATCTATACTCCAGACTATGAAAAGGCTTTAATCCACTCAAGCTTGATGTGGAGATACATGCGCCATGATCCATTAGCAATCTCAGATAGAACCCCGTATGGAGTAGATTTTACGTGGGAGAGAGAATGGAGGCTGCCATCTCCAGAAATATTGATATCAGGCGCAAGGGCGATAATTGTCCCTGATCAAGAGTTCTATGAACGTACAATTTTAATCACTGACTCATGGATTCAGAAAAGTGCAGATGAATACGCTTTAATGATGGGGCTATCTTACGGTTATCCAGATCCTTATTTGGAAAATTACGTTCATTCTTTGCATAATTTATTGCGACTACCTGAAAAATTTGAGTGACCCGCTTCGGCGGGTTTTTTAATGCCTGAACTCCATCAATGAGGACACAGCATGAAACGCAACCGCGTTAACGTGCTGACCGTCGTCAACTCCGCTTCAAACATCACCACTGAAACCATAGACGGCAAGCCACATATCGTGGTTCGCGGCATTACGCCCGTTGTCGACGATATCGTGATGAACCGGAAGTTGTACCCGGCAGCAGAAATTGGCAAGGCATATAACACGCTAGAACGAAACCCGATGCCATTAGGTCACCCTAAGGTTGATGGCAAGCACGTATCGGCCCGTGATGTTCGCGCAGTGAACAACTACCACGTTGGCGCATGGCTGCAGAATGTGAGTCATGCCGGCGGCAAGGTAACTGGCGACATGTACGTTGACCGACGCTATGCCGAATCCAGCGAAAAGGGCAAGCGCCTGGTGAATCGCCTGGATGAGATGGCCGCTGGCACCAATGTTGATCCAATCCACATTTCAACCGGGCTTCTTTACTCAGGAATCGCAGCTAACGGCGAATCGAAGGGTAAAAAATACACCGAAATCGCTACCAACATGATGTTCGACCATGTGGCCGTGCTGCTTGATGAGCCGGGTGCGGGAACGCCGGGAGAGGGTGTTGGCATCTTCGTTAATGCTGAAGGCAATGACCAGGAAATTGAGATTGCTAGTCTGGCTGATGCTGCAGACTGCACCCGTGAGGGGCTGCTGAATAAAACGAAATTCTTCTTCACTAATGCCTCCAGTTTCTCATTCGACGACATCCAGCGAGCCATCAGCGACAGGCTTCGCCAAGGCCGTACCGATGACAACTGGCTCTGGCCCGAAACAGTGTGGCCGGACACCTTCATCTACCGCGATGACACCCGCTATTTCAAACAGAAGTACCTCATCGATGATGAAGGCGTAGCCCAATTCGTCGGCGAACCACAAGAAGTCGTGCGCAAACCTACTGAGTACGAAATTAAAACCAACGGAGAAAGAGATCCGATGAAAGAGCTGATCGTAAATGCGCTAAAAGCAGCTGGTAAGCCGACTGAAGGCAAGACCGATGCCGAGCTGATGGACGCATATAACCAGATGGCTGCCGAAAAAGCGGCTGACAAAACAGAAACGCCTGAAGAAAAGGCCGCTCGCCTGAAGAAAGAAGCGGACGACAAGAAGGCCAAAGAGACCGCAGCAAACAGCGAGCAGGCCCCGGCATGGTTCAAGCCATTTGCCGACAAACTGACCACCATTGAAAGCGGCCTTGCGGTTAACGCCGACAAAGAAAAGGGCGAAAAACGCACTGCTGTAAAAGCGAAGTTTGGCCTCGATGATCTGGCTGTCAACGCTCTCGATGGCGCAGCGCTGGATGGCCTGTATGCGCAGTGCCAGACCACTACCGGCCTGAACGGTTCTTTCCGTCAGACCGCTACCAATCAATCAGTCAGCGAAATGCCGGAGTAAATGATGGCCAAAGACGGAAAGCACGTAATTCACGCGGGCGGCATCTTTGCCAACCCGCAACTTCATCGTGAAGGCGCCGCCGCTGCTGACACTAAGCCCGGCACCATCGGCTTTTTCGATAACACCACGAAGAAGTTCACCGCATCAGTTGCAGGCAATGAACAGGCGATCCTGTATGTCGCCAACTATGACTACCTGCGCTGCAAAACGGTGGATGACACCATTCTGGCTGGTGAGTGGGTTGTAGCGATGCACCCAACGCCTGGTGTGTTCTTCAACGTGCCAGCCGCAACCGGCACTTATACCAAGGGTCAGCCACTGTCGATCGCAAATGGTCGCGTTAAAGCTGTTGCAACCGACGAGTCTGTCCGCGCTTACGTGGAAGAGGACCGTCCATACACTATCGCGACAGCAGGTGACCTCCTGCGCGTTGTCATTAAGTAAGGAGCACCGAATGTTTGTATTCTCCACTAAAAAGGCGACCGAGACGCGGAACCTTGAGGCTAACACTGCTCAGTTTCAGGAACTTCAGTTTGCCCGTAATTCCAGCGCTCAGGCAGTAGCTGATTTTATCGCCCGCACACGCGTACGAGGCGAAGCTGCCAATGCCCCGGTACTGGATGCAGTAAACGCTATTGATGACATTCGTCGCCTGTACAAAGCCTATGACCAGACTGTTCTGTCTGAGTTTGAGCCAAACACCGAGTTCACGCTGCTCAATGACCTGATGCCACTGTCTCGTTCAGTTCGTCTGGAAGAATCGGTTTATGAGTACGCTCGTACCGGTGGCCGTGGCTGGGCTCACACCTCTATGTCCGGTCAGATTGGTGCGGCTCTGGATGCGAAGAGCTACACCTTCGACGGCACCATGGTTCCAATTCATGACTCCGGTTTCAAATTCAACTGGCGTGACCCGGTATTCAACAAAGGCTCTGCGCTGTCTTCACTGGCTGACGCCCAAGCTGGTTCCGTTGATGACGTGCGTCGTCAGTACGTTGATTACATCTGGGAAGGCTTCCGAGATGCAGCGGGTAACTTTATCAATTTCGATGGCAAAACCTGGAAGGGCTTACGCCACGATGAGCGAGTTGCTCAGGTGACGCTGACCGTCAACTTTGCAACCAGCACCGATGTGAAGGCCATGCGTGCCGGTGCAATCGCACTGCGCGACGTGATGAAACTGCAAAACCTGCAATACGGACAGCAGACCTGGTATGTGTCGGCGGAAATCATGTCGAACTGGGAACAGTATTTCGATGTGAACTCACTGCGCACCGTTCTGGAAGAGATCGCAAAACTGGCGGGTATCTCAGCAATCAAAGAAGACTCTGAGCTGTCTGGCAACGAAATCGTAATCGTTCCGCTGGCCGCCGGTGTTATTGCACCAATCGTAGGTCAGGCATTCGGTACTGTTGCCGACCCGCGCCAGTTCTACAACAGCGATTACATCTGGCGCACCTGGGGTGCTGCTGGACTGATGGTTAAGCAGGACATCAACGGTCACTTCTCTGTCATCCACGCATCGAGCTAAGGAAAAATCATGGCACTCGTAAAGATCATTGCAGCAAACCTCTTTGCCGGTGCCGGCTTCCAGAAACTGGAGGCCGGTCAGGTTTATGACGTAGAGGATTCGGTCGCTGAAAAGTGGCTTACTCAGGGTAAGGCCGAAAAGACCAGCGAGAAGAAAGGCGAGAAGCTGTCATTCGAAGTGGCTACGCCATCCGCGCCGGTCAGCACCGATACTTCGGCACTGCAGTCCAAACTGGATGACGCGCTGGATCAGCTGAAAGTTGCTCAGGATGAAGCCGAAGCCAAAGACAAAGAGCATGCCGAAGCACTGGAAGCCGCTAACAAGCGCGCTGACGACGCAGAAGAGGCGCTGGCCGCAGCAACCAAAAAGGATAAGTAACCATGGCAGCCCAAATCACGCTGGATGACGTAAAGCCGCTGATGGCTGAGCTGGGCTTCACGGTTCCTGATGCTGTCCTGCAACTGCTCATCGAACAGATTAACCTCACGTCTGCCTGTATGGACGGGGCGGGCTACTCCGAAAGCCTGCAGAAGCTCATGCTTATCTATGCAGCTGCGAGACTTGCCGCCCTGTCCGGTGCCAGAAAGATTTCTTCGCAGTCTGCTCCATCCGGGGCTTCTCGCTCGTTCACTTACGACAGCGCCGGTACGGACTACCTGTATAAACAGTTGCTGGTATGGGATGTGAACGGCTGCCTTAGTGGCCTTCCTATCTCTGGTGTGTCGGTGGGGTTCTTCGATGTCGTTGGGGGCTGCTGATGAACTGGCAATCCCCATCATCACCGCCGAAGCTATACGACCGCGTCTGGCTGAAAACGTCTACCGGACGGGAAACCACCGGCTACGTGAATAGCGCTGGTGAGTGGGTGTTCAACTGCAAGCGTATAGCTGCTGAAAAGCCCACTGTAATCGGCTGGAGGCCATAGCAATGAGTTCATTAGCTAACTGGTCATATACAGCGCAGGCGACCATCTGGAAGCCTCTGGGGCTGGATGAATACGGCGATTCTCTGGGCTGGTCTGAGCCACTGGTAATTTCCTGCGACTATCAGGGTGGCCTGAGTAAGCGGTTAGGGGCCATAGGCGGCGAGAAGGTGGTCAAGAACACCATCTGGACTGAGTACGCACTGGCAGATACCGGTGACTACATCCTGATTGGTGCTTCGGGCAATCCTGACCCGATCGCAGCGGGTGCTGATGAGGTGATGCAGGCAGTT